GCATGAGGCAGGGATCGCATACATCTCTGAAGCGAATTACGGAGAAACTCCAGCAACGCCAGACATGATTGAAATAATAACTGCGGAAAACGTTGAGCCAGCGATAAGCCCGAGCCTAATTAAAGTTCGCGGCATAGGATCCAGAGACTACCAGTTTATTCGCAAGGGCCTGAGACAGATTGACGTCAAACTCAGCTACGCTCTACAGAACATTCTGTTGCTCGATTTCGTAGAAACTTTGGGTTCGATGAGCCTCGAAGTTTGGTACGAGAAAACAGGTGGCGTCATATCTTTGCTACATAAGGGCTGCAGAATGGACCGAGCAACAGTCCAATGCTCAGTTGAAGACGTGATCAAGGCAGATGCGGATCTCATTGGTCAGAACCTGGTTGTTGGGACAGCCAAAATCGGAAACAGCTACACGCCTTGGTCAGATGACCCGGTGGCTTTCTATGAGAGCTATGTGAAGAAGCAGGCAGCCACGTTAGAACGGGTCACAGACTGGAAATTTGTCATCGAAAATCATCTTAAACGCGTACCGGTCATCCGCACAACAAACGGGGACCTGCTCAAATATCTCCAAGAGAGACATCGAACCGTAACCGGCGAGGTGACGTTCGAGTTTGAAGCTAAAGAAGAGTTTGACGATGTCATAGATGACACGGCTTTTACGCTTGAGATCGGTTTAGGCAGCACCAACAAAGCGACTTTCACCGACTGCAAATGGGACCTGGTGAGCTCGCCGACGCGCATTGAGGATCTTGTTGCTTTGAAGGCGCCGTTCACGGCGAAAAGTGTCACCATAAGTTAAGGTGCTATAGATGAGGAAAGACGTCAAGATAGTGTTGGCAGCCGTCTTCGTCTGCGGATTGTTTGTGGGAGCCTTATCCTATGCGATTTATCAGTGGGCCAGCCAGATTCGCAACGTCGGCGTCATCAGAGCGATTGGCGTAGACGTTTACCGAGACGAAGCCTTAACGGAAATCCTTGACATCATCGATTGGGGCTTGCTTGATCCCGGAGAAAACAGAAGCGTTAGTGCCTGGGTGAAAAACACCGGTAACGACGCGCAAAAGCTTGTCATGTGGACGGAAGCCTGGAACCCCATGAACGCATCGGATTGGATAAGTCTCTCATGGGGTTACGGTGGATCTTGGGTTGCTGCGAACGTTTCAGTCCCGGTTGTTTTCACGCTTCATGTGGACGCTAACATCGAGGGCGTAACCAACTTTAGTTTCGACATTTGGGTGAAGGGGGTGCATTGACGTGGGCAAGAACGTAACTGTTGAGCCGCTTCGGTTGCGAAGAACAAAAACACATACGCTGATGGAAAGGTTTGGGAAGCTTCCGAAATGGCAGCAAGACTTGATTCGTGAAGACATGGAGACAGCCTTTGAGAACAGAATTACGGTTATGGAGAGGATTAACCATGAGAAAAGAAACGGTTGAAATAGATGGACGATTCGGCAAAGAGTACGCTGGAAAATACGTTTTCCAGGAGATTTCCTGGGCTAAGCGTAGCCGCATCATTCAGAAGCATACGAACTATCATCCATCGACCGGGCAGGTGACAAAAAGCGATTATGTGGCTATTCAGGCGGAAACTATCTACGCGAGCTTGAAGGAGCAGCCTGAGTCTAAACCGATTACGTTGGAGAAGTTGCTGAGCGAAGAAGACGGCATTCCTATAGGCGTAGGTGAGCTTTTCAGCAGAGTTGTCAATCGACTGTGCGGTGTTACTCCGGAGGAAACAAAAAACTCGTCAGGGCGATGAGACGTGGTAAGCCACATCCAGCCCTCACGGAATTCCGACTATGTAAAGAATTTGGTTGGACACCAAAAGCGCTTGCAAATCAGCCTGCGAAGAAAGTTGAGGAATTCATTGTCATCCTAAACGAGGTGGATCGTCAAACCGAGGAGGAACTGAAGAAAGCGAAACGGGAGGGCGGACATCGTGTCCGTTGATATGGAGATACATGTAGATAAAGTTCCAGCGTTGCGTGAGAAGCTGATTCGGTTAGATGAGGCTATGAAACGGAAGGTTCATGAGGCTATGCAGTTTGAGGCGGAAGCCATGAAAAACATAGCCAGGGAACGTTGTCCTGTTCGCACTGGCCGTTTGAGAGACAGCATCTACGCGAAGGTGCAAGACTGGATCCTACAGTTAGGCGCAACCGCCCCGTACGCTATTTATCAAGAATTGGGAACACGGCATATCAGGCCTCGAGCATTTCTGAAAAACGCGGTTTGGCTGCGTATGCAGAGCCTAGTCAACAGAATTAATCGTGTCCTTGGAGAGGCGATTAAGGAGGCTTCAACATGAGTTTTCAAGATTTAGTGATAGAGATTACTGCTGAAAATCGTGCAACCGCTGAGTTTGTTAAAGTCGCTTCCGACGCGGCGCATATGGCTGCTGAAGTTCAGGCTCATCCAGTAACGATTAGAGTTGAAGATTTAGCTACTGCTGACGTCAACAGAGTTGCTGAAGAGGTTACGGTGCTGACGACGAGTTTTGAGAGTTGTTCAGTTGAAGCAGCGAATATGGGTGCCGAAGTTTTAGACGCTACAGAAAGTGTTACAGTGGGTTTTCAGCAGGCTGGTGAAGAAGCTGAGAACCTGGGTGCTCAAATTTCGCTTTCGAGGGCGCAGATCCGAGAAGCCGCCAGAGACTTCACTCAGTTGGGAGTCGGCATATCTGCTATTGGTCGTTTAGGCGAAGAATTTGGGTTTTTGAATGCGCAGCAGGCCTCTTGGCTCAATACTATGGGCATGAGTTTGACCGCTATAGGTGGAGTTGTTAGGGCGATTCAGGTTTTAAGTTCAATCACCGGCGTAGCGACTGCTATCCAGAACGCGTTGAACATTAGCTATGGCACTTTCCTGGCTTTAACCGGCGTGGGCATTGCGGTGATTGTTGCTGCTGCGGCTGCTATGTGGTATTTTGCGTCTCAAATGAATGCTGCGACAGAATCCGTTAAAGGGTATAATGCTGTGGCATCTGAAATGCCTACCCACTCTCGTGGCATTCAGAGAGGCGGAGAAGAAGAGCTGTATCGTAGGGGCGTTGAATGGTGAGCGTGGCACTGCCTGTTTGCGCCCTTGTTTTTGGATCTGTTGCGCCTCCTCAAAGCGATGTTTTAGATTTGATGGTTCATTTAGGCGCGACTAGAGAGGTTTCCAGCTTCGATTGTTTGCTCCAGAACTTCAACAAGAAGTACAGTCCTGGAGGAACCTATCCGATTACTCCGGGTGATGATGGAAGCATAAGTGTTGGAAGAGGAGCAAACTGTCCTTTACTTGCAACAATTAGGGTTGAGGAGATTCGAGCTGTATCAATCGCGTCGCAGGAAAATTACATTCGGGTTATGGGTCGCTGCTGGGGAGAAAAAATCTTCAGAAAAGTAGTCACAAAAACTTATGAGAGCCAGAAAGGCGAAGCGATTGTCAAAGACGTAATCGACAACTATGTTGGCCTTAGCCACGTCCGCAATTCAACTGAGCTGGTAGAAGACACGGACACGACATACAGTCTTCTGGAATATGAAAAAACGCCTGTTTTCGACATTCTGAAGTACGTTGCCGCAACCGCTGACAAGAGCGGAGTCATCGGCTTTGATTTTCGAGTCGCTCCAGACGGCAAATTTGAGTTCTTTCCACGAAACAGCAAAACATCGTCGGTAAGCCTTTCTGAACGCCTCGAGGTCGGCGAATATAGAAAAAGCATTTTCCGAAAAAGAGACAAAATCTTCATCGAGGGCGCAGCAGAGAAAAAGTATCCAACTGACGGTGACGCCTGGACCGAGACCCTAGACATCAACGGTGACCAGGTGAACGATTGGCAGAGCGGAACAGGCACCGGAACTGTCTCCCTCGCCACTGACCAGGTGGCTATTGGCACCTACAGCATAAAGCATACCACGAACACGTCAGACTATTACGGGCGTCTCCGTTTAATCGTTCCTTCAGGGTGGCAGCCAAACTGTAAGACGTATCCATCTCTTCAGTTTCAGATTAGACGAGAAGCGGCTTTTAGCGGAGAAGCCAACGTAATCCTTCAAGACAACACGGGAAAGTGGGCGATCAAACGATTCATGTTTCAGGCCGATCAGTGGTATCTGCAGAAGTTCAACGTAGGCAAAAAATTTGAAAACGAGTGGGAAGACGTAGATGCCGGTTTCAACTGGGAAATAATCAACGAAATTATGATAGATGTCCACTTCAGCGGAACCGGAACAGGAAGCTTCTGGGTTGACAACCTTTTCTTCAACCACGCCAGATGGAGCGCCACATATGGAAGCGGAGAACGTGAATATTCTGAAACAGATGAGGAGCTGCACAGCGACAATGAATGTTTGCTGAGAGCCAAAGCCTTACATGATTACCTCAGTGGGACAACCGAATACATCAAGGCTTCAAGCACAGTTATCGACTACGGAA